TGAATCCGGACCAGATCACGATGAGGAGAAAATTGATGATAATGGTGAGGTTTATCCCCCACCAAATCAGGAAAATATCCCCCCACCGGATTCTGTAGGAGTCTATGTCGAACCATCAAAGGTTCCTCATACACGGTACTTGGTCAATGTGTTCTACCCATTCCGTCTCGGTATCAGTTACGCCTCCGAGAAATTGGCAAACTTACAGGCAGCGCCGCCTGTAGGCTTTACCAAATACGTGACTACAGAAGTCTTCAAGATGTCTATGGATTTCGGGCAATATTGTAAATTCGGCATCATTGTCGGAGGTATATCATTGTTCGATTTACATCAAGCCTTCATGAACCACAGATTTATGTGGATTCCTTTCTGCATACTTTCTGCTCTGGCTGGAATATCTAATTGGTGGTTGATTCCTATCTGGTTTCTCTGCCTATTAAATCCAGCTAGCTTTGTGCGTAACTTGGTTCACCTCTACCTTCGACGCCAAATGAAGTTGAGGCGTGTGGCAATCGCAGCGCGATTTAAGCGCTTGAACTTGTATCTCGCATGCGATAACCAGCACATTCTCAGTCCCATGATTTGGGTGCATTTTGCCCCGATTGTTGTGGGATCTATCCTGGCATACAAGGTATACCGTAAATTGATCAAAGGTTCGGAACAGGTACCGGAGGCCAGCGACTTCATCCATGAATCGCCATACAATGAAGACCTAAATGTCCACGAACTGAGATCTCATTGCGGTAAATCGTACTCTCGTATCAAACCTGAGTACGCTGCCAATTGGAATACACGCATGGACAATGTTACACTTCCTGTTCATACAGATGATCCCAAGTCCCTGATGCGTGCCATTTCCCCAAACATACGATTGTGCCATGTCATTACGGCCGAAAGTACGCGCGGCATGAAAACACACATCTTCGGGATTCAGGGTGCCATTGGTGTTATCAACAGACATGCACTACCCCTCGATATATCGACCGCTATCATACGCGTCGCTATATCGGGCGACCCTGCTACCACAGCTACGCATGATGTGAGATTAGCTGGGAACTATAAGATCCTTAAGGGAGACTTAGTACTCGTAAGATTTTCTGGAATTCTTTTCAGAGATGTCTTGAAGCACTTTGTTTCTGAGGATTTGTTTCCGTCTAATACAGTCATATGTGTGGATAAGGATACTTGTGTGTCTGCGAAAAAGATACCACATACGTCAATTGGTGATGATAAATTGGGAACCGTAAATGTTACCAGTCCTTACTCATATCAATTACCTGGCCATTACCGGGGATTGTGTGGAGTTCCTAGGACTACTGGTATTGGGAACCGTTCATACATTCTCGGTCTTCATATCGGAGGATCAAAATCCACTCCTGAGTGCCTCTTAGAGGCTATTGACAGGAAGACATTGGTGGACGCTATCGCGTCCTTTGAAGGTCTTTTTGAAGATTACCACTCGGAAGGAAGTCTGGATATGACTTTCCTCGACCCCCCCAAGCGCAGTCCAGTTAGGCACATAGATCTCAACGGATTGACCTATTTTGGTCATGATGGCGAGAATGTTTGCTTGAACAACAAGACTCAGATCGTACGACGTCAAGGTGTACTTGATGGGATAGTAGGAGATTTGATCCCTGCTAGATCCCAGTTTTTTGCACCAGCACGTTTGAAGCCATTTCGTATGGGGGATACCTACATTTCCCCGTACAACATTGCTCTGGAGGCCATCTCCGATCAGCGTATGGCTTTGAATCGACCTCTTCTACGAGAGGTCGCGGATGAGTACATTGCCAAGATAATTGGAGATTTACCTTCGGATACTAAGTTGGATCCATGGGATGTCGATTCGGCGGTAAATGGTGTAAATTGCGATGCTTACGCTCGTCGTATAAATGTCACCACTGCTGCCGGATATGGTTATCCCGGAAAGAAGTCAAATTACCTCCCGATTTCAGTTGAGATGGAAGACTCCCTTACTCGTGAGCCGGTTTCCTCCATCAAGAAAGATGTCGTTGCCATTTTGGATCGATATTCAAGGGGAGAAACCGCTAACCCCGTGTTCAAGGGGTGTATCAAGGACGAGCTTCGACCTGTGGACAAAGTCAGGACCGGAAAATCCCGTATGTTTTACGCGGGAAATCTAGCGCATCTCATTGTGGCTCGTATGTATCTCAATCCTCTCTTTACCCTTATGTGTGCCTATGGTGACGCATTTGGGACCAGTGTAGGAATCGATATGCATAAGGGATCACATCAATTTGTGGTGTCCTTTGAGAAATTCAGTTATTTCCTTGAAGGAGATTACTCCAAGTTCGATCAACGAAGGCCTTGCGAAATCGGAGAAGCTACTATGTACATCGTGATCTACCTCCTCAGGAGGTTTGGTTACAATGAGTATGCTATTACGATTGTGAGGGGACTCTTTACCGATGCATGTTTTCCATTGGTTAACGTGCTAGGGGATATGTTCCTAGTGGCAGGTCTTCATACATCTGGCTCTAATGGGACTGCGGAGATCAACGGTATTGCCAATAATCTCATGGTCAGA